CAGGAGCGGATACTAATCATCCAGTAAAAGCTTTTGTATATGACGACCCAAGTCAACTTTTTGTTATCGCTGGCGATGCTGGTGGAACAAGTTTTGATACTGAATCAGAAATAAGAGCAGGAGTATTTTCTAATGTTCAATTCGCTAGTGGTAATAGTGGAAGTGATACAACTGGTATGTCTTCTGCTGTTGCAGACTTGAGCACTATTGCTACTACTGCAACTTTTCCTTTGCGTATTTTGGGTATTCAGGATGATCCTGAAAACTCCGATTTTACTGTAGCGGGTATTCCTTTGATTGTGCGTATTAACGCTCATTTCAATGCACCTGCAAGTAGTTTCGATTCGCAAACAACCGCTAACTCAACTGGTATATAAGGAGATTAAACTATGGCGATATCTAGAGCACAATTAGCTAAAGAGCTAGAACCTGGTCTTAATGCCTTATTTGGCCTTGAGTACCAAAGATACGAACAAGAGCACGCTGAAATCTATGACACAGAAAATTCTGAGAGAGCTTTCGAAGAAGAAGTAATGTTATCAGGTTTTGGTTCTGCTCCAGTAAAAAGTGAAGGTGCAGCAGTTGCATTTGACGATGCAAATGAGTCTTTCACTGCAAGGTATAACCACGAAACTATTGCTTTAGCTTTTTCAATAACTGAAGAAGCAATTGAAGACAATCTGTATGACAGACTATCCTCAAGATACACTAAAGCATTGGCTAGAAGTATGGCTAATACTAAGCAGGTTAAGGCAGCATCTGTTTTAAACAACGCTTTTGACACAACAATAACAGGTGGTGACGGTGTTTCTTTATGTAATGGTTCACACCCATTAACAAATGGTAGCACTTTCAGAAACCAACCTAGCACTGCAGCAGATTTAAACGAAACAAGTTTAGAGAATGCATTAATTGACATTGCAGGTTTTGTTGATGAGCGTGGTTTAAGAGTTTCTGTACGTGGAACGAAACTAATTATTCCATCAAACTTACAGTTTATAGCTGATAGAATATTAGAGTCTACACTAAGACCAGGAACTGCCGACAATGACATAAACGCAGTTAAGAACATGGGAATGCTTCCTGAAGGATATGTTGTTAACCATTATTTATTAGATACTGATGCATTTTTCATTAAGACTGATGCACCAAGAGGTTTCTTACATTTTGAAAGAATGCCTATGTCTACTAAGATGGAAGGTGACTTTGACACAGGAAACATGAGATTTAAAGCAAGAGAAAGATACTCTTTTGGTTTCTCAGACCCAAGATGTGTTTACGGCTCACAAGGAGCTTAATCTAGGATTTAACTTGCCCTATGGACTGACCTAGCAGACGCTTATACGACCATAGGGCAAAAAACTTTATAAGAGGTAAAAAATTATGGCAACAACAACTTTTAACGGTCCAGTCAGATCCGAAAAAGGATTTCAGACTGTTTCAAAAAACGCAACCACAGGTACTATTACTGTAACTAGTGGTGATAAAATGGCAACAGAAGCTGCAACTAATGCAGGTATCGAAGGCACTGCTGCGGTATATATAACACAGGTAGAAAGATTAAAAAGTGATGTAGATACTAATGTTAATATTGTTAAAACAACTATTATGATTGATCTAACTGGATTAAATTGTGGTGGTACTGCTGGAGATATAATTGGAGCAGATGGTGCTGGTGTAGCTTACATAGGAAAAGTAACTACAGCAAACCAAGGAACTGTTTTTGGTGTGACTATGGAATCTTTTGAAACCCCAACTACTGGTGACCCTGATATTAATTTACATTCAGCAACTGAAGGAACTGGTGTTGAAGATACAGCGATTAGTGATTTAACAGAAACTTTAATTATTAATGGTGGCGATCAAACTGTTGGTACAAGAACAGCTGGTGGCACGATTGCCGCTGATCAATTTTTATATTTAACTTGTGGAACTGCAACAGCAGGAACTTATGATGCAGGTAGATTAGTTATTACAATTTTAGGCTACGATGTAGCTAGTTAATAGGAGAACATAATGGCCGATACAAATACTAATACCACTATTATAGATGGTGATAAAAAAGTTGTTCAGTCATTTGTTCATACTTATGTGGATACTGGTGAGGGCACTGCCGTCAAAAAAATTGATGTTAGTGCTCTTGCTACAAACACAAGAGGTCAAGCTTGTACAAATGTAAGAATAACGAGAATATGGTTTTCAACTCACGGTTTAACTGTAAAAATACTAGGTAATGCTACTACCAATGTTTTACTAATTGAATTACCGACTAATTATCAAGGTGATTTAGACTTCACTAGTTTTGGTGGTATACCTAATACTGCTAAAGGAACTACGGGTGCAGATGGAGATATTTATTTTTCAACTCACGGTGAAGGGTCTAATGATACATATACAGTTATTATTGAAGCTATAAAGGAGTACTAATGACTACATCAGGAAGTTCAGATTTTAATCTGGATATAGCAGAAGTTGCAGAAGAAGCTTTTGAAAGATGTGGTTTAGAGTTACGAACAGGTTATGATGCTAGGACTGCAAGAAGATCTTTAAATCTTTTATTTGCAGAATGGGCAAACAGAGGTTTAAACCTTTGGACTGTTGAAAAAATAACTCAAACGGTTGCAAGACTGTCTTCATCTTCTTCTGTGGATACCTATCCTATTGGAACGATAACAATGACTGTAGCGGCTTCTGCAAATTTTACTGTAGGAGAAACAATAACAGGTGGCACAAGTAATGCTACTGCTAGTGTAATTACAAAACCAACTGCTACTACAATGACTATTACTGTTCCTGTAGGAACGTTTTCTGCAACTGAAACTTTAACTGGTTCTAGTAGTAGTGCTACTACTACTCTTTCTTCTGCTATATCTCTAGAAACTATTCAGTCTACTGTTGATGTTTTAGAAGTATCTGTTAGAAGAAGTGGTTCTGATACTATCTTAACTAGATTGAGTAGAGGAGATTATCTAGCTATTGCTAACAAAGATACACAAGGCAGACCAACTCAGTATTTTGTAGATAGACAAATAACTCCTACAATAACATTTTGGCCAATGCCTGAAAACTCTACAGATCAAATAATATATTACAGAGTAAGAAGAATAGAAGATGCAGATGCTTCTGTTAATACTGGCGATATACCTTTTAGATTTTTACCTTGTATGGTATCAGGACTTGCTTATTACTTATCTGTTAAAAGAGCGCCTAATAGAATAGGTGTGTTAAAAGATATTTACGAAGAAGAGTTTCAAAGAGCCGCTTCTGAGGACGGAGAAAGAACAAGTCTTAGATTGGTTCCTTCTTACTCATCATTAAGAGTGACATAATGGGAAGATACGCTTCAGGAAAATATGCTTTAGGTATCTCTGATAGATCTGGTAGAGCTTACAAACTAAGAGATATGATACAAGAGTGGAATGGTTTGTTGGTAGGTAAAGATGAATATGAGCCTAAACAGCCACAAATACAACCAAGAAAGATAAAACCAGATCCTGAAGCTTTAAGAATTAGTAGAACAGATAGATTAGAACCTATATCTCAAGTTATTTTAAACCCTAACTCATTTACTTCTGGAAGTTCAGGCAGTACAACGATCACAGTTTTACAGCCCGGACACAACAGAACGACAGGAGACATTGTTCGTTTTAGAGAATGTAAAGCCTTTGATGGTTTTACTAAATCTATGTTAGAAACAAGTACAGGTTTTGCAATTACAGTCATTGCACCTACAGGAACTTTAGTAACTTCTGACTCTTATACATTTACTGCCACAGGTGGAGAAACTGCTACTACAGGAAACGTATCAGGTGGTGGAGATAATGCTACCGCGGGTCCTGTTGACGATCCTCATTTAACAAGTTATCCTATAGGTTAATACTATGGCATATACATTTACAACATTAAAAACAGCAATACAAGATTACACACAAAATACAGAAACTACTTTTGTTAGCCAATTATCTAGGTTTATTCTTAATGCAGAAGAAAGAATATTAAAAGAGTGCGAACTATCTGTATTTAGAAAATATGTTTTAGGTTCTGCTAGTTCTTCTAATAAGTTTTTAGTAAAACCAACAGATTTTTTATCACCTTTTTCATTAAGTGTGATTAACAGTGATAACAATGAATTTTTATTGTACAAACACGTAACGTTTGTTCAAGATTATACTCCTAATCCTGCTACTACAGGTACACCATTATATTATGCAGATTGGGATGAAGATACTTTTATATTAGCACCAACACCAAATACAAGTTTTCAAATGGAACTACATTATTTTTATAGACCTACTTCAATAACCACAAGTGCCGATGGCACTTCTTGGTTAGGTACAAATGCTGAACTAGCTTTATTATATGGTTCATTAGTAGAAGCATATACATTTATGAAAGGTGAGGCAGATATGTTGCAATTATACAACGCAAGATATTTAGAATCATTGAAGTGGTTAAAGAATTTAGGAGAAGGTAAGAACACTAGAGATGCTTACAGATACGACAATCTTAGAAGAGATACTGCGTAATGGTAGCAAACAAAAGCTCTAGCGAATTAGGACCAGTTAATGTTGTTACTACTTCTAATCGTGGGCATAGTCCCGAAGAAATGGCAGACATGGCTTTGAATAAAATAATGATGGTAAGTGACAACGCTCCTCCCGTCATACGAGATCAAGCCATAGCATTCAGAAAGAAGTTGAAAGAGATACTGATTTTTTATATGACTAGGATGGCGCAAAGTGAAAGAACAACAATTTGGGCCTTAATGAAAAAACAAGGTCACGAAGATGTGGCAGAAATAATTAGGAGGCTATAATGGCAATAAATCAAGCAATGTGTGGAAGTTTTAAAAAAGAAATATTAGCAGGCATTCATAGATGGACAACATCTTCTCGTGGAGATAGTTCCTCTATTTCAGCAGACAATTTTTATGTAGCGATGTTTACATCAAGTAGAACAGATGCTAATGAAGATTTAACAGGATATACAACTAGTAATGAAGTTAGTGGAACCAATTATACCGCAGGTGGTCAAGTTTTAGGAAGTGTAACTATTGGACTATCAGACAACTCATCTTCAGTACCTACTGCTTTCTTAGATTTTGCAGATACTACTTTCTCATCATCTACGATTAGTAATGCAAGAGTTGCAGTTATTTATAATCATTCGTTAACAAATGCAGGAACAGCAGGAACTGTTACTCATGCGGCAAAACCAACTGTTGCAGTTTTAGATTTTGGTGGTAATAAATCCTCTAGTTCTGGAGATTTTACTATTCAATATCCAGCTAATGATGCAAATAACGCAGTGATTAGAATAGCGTAATATGTCGCATTTTACTTACACTGTAACAGTCGTAAGTACTGGTGGGGGCAACAAATATTTTATAAATGGCGTACAACAAGCCAATTTAAATTTATTTGAAGGAGCCACCTATAGGTTTGATCAGTCTGATAATTCTAACAGTAATCATCCTTTACGATTTTCAACGACATCTGGTGGAACTCACAGTGGTGGTTCTGAATACACCACAGGTGTAACTACTTCAGGTGTTCCAGGTAATTCAGGAGCTTATACAGAAATAACAGTAGCTGCATCAGCTCCAGACCTTTATTATTATTGTACTCAACACTCTGGTATGGGTGGCACAGCAACAACAGCAGGAACAATAGTATCTGGGTGGGGGAGATCAACATGGAATGCTGGTCCTTGGGGTGAAGGCACTTTTGCAGTAAGCACCTCTGTAACAGGAGTATTAGCTAGTTCTGCAATTAGTAGTGCAACTGTTACTACTGTTCAAAGTATAACCGTAAGTGCAACAGGAGTATCTGCAACTACTGACATAGGTAATCAAGGATGGGGAAGATCTACTTGGAGTAGTGGTGGATGGGGTGCACCTATTTTTGGTACTGTTGTTAAAGGCACTGGTATCACAGTTAGTGAAACAGGTGTTCAAGCCGCAAGCACCATATCTAATGTCTCTATACAAGAAGGTGGAGGCATAACAGTAGGAATTAGTGCAGGAGTTCAAGCCGCAAGTGCTATTAATGACATTGTAATACCACAAGCTCTTATTTTTGTTACTGGTGTTCAAGCCGCAAGTGTTATGGGAACTATAGATGTAGGATTAGGACATGGTGTTACTGGTGTTCAAGCCGCAGGCTCAACAGGAAGCGAATCAGTAGTAGAAGGAACAGGTATTACTGTATCAGCAACAGGAGTAGTTGCTGCAAGTGCCACAGGTAGTGAAACAATAGTAGAAGGAGCAGGTATTAATGTGACAGTAACTGGCGTATCCGCTACATCCCATATTGCAAATGTGGGTATAGCTGGGTTAGTAATAGTAACTGGAGTTAGTGCAAGCTCACAAGTAAGCACTGCAACCATGTGGTCAAAGATCGATACAACACAAACCCCAAATTGGGTAGAAATAGCCGCATAGGAGGAAAATTATGGCATCGTCGTTTACAACAAGTTTTGGAATAGAAAAAATAGCCACAGGTGAGCAGTCAGGATCCTGGGGTACAACAACAAATTACAATATAGATATTTTAGATAGAATAGCTTCTTATAAATCAGTTGCTTTATCTGATGCATCTACAGCAACACTTACTGTTAGAGCAGGTTCTCCAAGTGATGGAGGCAATAATGTTCAAGACGGTATGTATAGAATCATAAAATTTACAGGGACATTAAGTCAAAACTGTACAATAACTATAGCTCCTACCACTACTACTTCTTATTTTGTTTTTCAAAATGCTACTAGTGGTGGTTACAGTATTATTATGGCACAAGGCTCTGGAACAGCTACAGTAACTATACCAACTACAAAATCAAATATGGTTTATTGTGATGGAAGTGACGAAGTTATATCTGTTTCTGATTTATTTGTTGCTAACGCATTAGCCGCAGACGATTTAACAACAGGAGATGCGGCAGTAACACTAGCTACCACAACTGGAAATATAACTGTTGATGCGCAAGGTAGTGACACAGACATAATATTTAAAGGTACTGATGGAGCATCTGATACTACTTTTTTAACATTAGATGGTAGTGAAGAAGGTAAAGCAATTTTTAATGCGGATGTTACAGTTGGTGATGATTTAACTTTAATTACAGATGGTTCTATATTAGGTTTTGGGGCAGATACTGATACAACTCTTACTCACACGGATGGTACTGGTTTAACTTTAAACGGCACCAATAAATTAACTTTTAATGATACAGGTACTTATGTGCATTCAAATGCAGATGGCGATTTAGATCTTGTAGCAGATGGTACTGCTGTAGATAGTATTAACATTGAATCAGCAGGAGGTATAACTTTAGATGCAGGCACTGCTGCTAGTGGTATTATTTATGAAGATGATGGTACTGAAATGGCTAGACTGCACAATAGTTCTAGTGATGTAATTTTAGAAACTAAA